TCTTTCTTCACATAATTGCCGTCTGTTAATATGACACTGTCAATAATCTTACGAGGAATAACTTTATCTATATTTTTAACACCGCGCAACACCAAATTATCCAACAACTGGTCCTGGAAGCCTTTCAGCATGTAGATTTCATCCGATTGGTCCAGCGGCATTTGTTTGGTGCCAGATTTTTTCTTGGCGCCCACATTTGTGCTTAACCGAATCCGAAAGATTAAATTATCGCTGTTATAATCCGAAAAGGCGCATGATACTTGATTGCTGTAGGCGTTTGTTAACGCGAAATGAACATCGTCCATGGTCAGATTACGATCCAACATTTCTTCGGCGTTGAGTTTCATACGAATAATCCATTTGGATTTGTCACCGCCGGCCCCGGCCCCAGCACCAGCCGCCGCACATTCGGTTTCTTTACCCAAGCACTCATCAATCATCGATTCAAACTCTTTATAACTTTCCATAATGCCCGAATCCTCTTCCACCAGAGTATTCAAATCATCGGGATCAAAACAGATTTGTACCGAGTCTACAATGACACGCAATTTGGTATGTTCTAACCGATGCATTAGTTTCTTGGCATTTTCTTGTTCGGTTTCTTCGTTTGCAAACAGATGAACTGTACAGGATGGATTTTTCGGATTTTCAGACAGAGACAAGATTTCTTCAATCCGCGGCAAACCACGGGTGACATTGGACTTGCTCGCTACACCCGCAAAATGAAAGGTATTGAGTGTCATCTGGGTGGTCGGTTCACCAATAGACTGTGCCGCAATCATACCCACCATTTCACCTGGTGCGATAATGGCTTTCTTATAGGCCATAACAATCTTATCAATCAATATGATGAGTGCCACGCGGTTAAACCGTTTTACCATGAGCAAATCCTTGGGATTCATATAATAGTCGTAGGCCAATTTGAAGAGAGCAGTCGGCTTGACATAGGTAATAGTATTGAGTTTACTATAACCATCTTCAATCAACTGAAACGCTTCAAACGGGGTAATATCAACCATGGATGTCGGGCCGATATTTTGTTGCCCTTGTACGTTATTAATAATATAGGTAAACGCCACTGGAATATAAATGTTTTTCCCATCCTTTTTACCAAATACATTCGTGTATAAATATTTTCTGGCGCGCACTACTTCATCTACCAAGACATGTGTTTTCTCGGCCAATTCTTTTTTCTGTTTATTTAGACGTTTAATGGTCGGTTTGGTATACGATGTATTGAAGACATCATTTTTCAATTCATCGCTGGGCATCTGGTAATGCGCATAGATTTCTTCCAACGTCATTTGAAGAATGGGCAAGAACTGATTTTCTACTTTCACGGGGTCAAACCCATCATCGCCATAGGCAAACTGAATCACCTTGTTTTTATTGTTACGCACGGTCATATCGTATTCGACTTTCAGATCTTCTAGACCTTTAATCAGTCGCCGCTGAATATAACCGGTTTGCGATGTTTTCACGGCTGTATCAATAATACCAATACGACCACCCATAGCGTGAAAGAACAACTCTTCGGGTGTTAAACCAGAGATGAACGAGTTCTCTACAAATCCGCGCGCTTGGGGCGAATCATCGTATTTGGTAAAATGCGGCAACGTGCGGTTTTCAAACCCATAAGGAATACGTTTGTTATCCACGTTTTGCTGGCCCAGGCATGAAATCATTTGTGAAATATTCAAATCGCTGCCTTTAGAACCCGCATTCACCATGATCACAAACCGATTATCTTTACTGAGACTTTCTCGGCCGATTTTGCCGGCATCGTTCACAGCCCGACTCAAAATATTGTTGACTTGTGTTTCAAACTCTTCTTCATCGGTTTTACCGGTTTTGTTTTCGAAAATACCCAAGTGGGTCTGGTCAATCAATGATTTGACTTCTGTTTTCTTTTTGGTAATGACATTGGCGATAGCTTCATTGGTTGCCGAATCCGCTATCAAATCACTAATACCCACGCTATAGGCACTGGATTTCATATATTCGGTAACAATGTTTTGAATGTTATCTATAAAGCTCATTGATTCTTCATTGCCGAAATCATTACAGATGCGATGGATTAATCCGCTCGAGGTTCCACCGAGTACACCTTTTTCCAATTGTCCGCGAACATACTCGCCATTCACGATTTCCAAAACGGAATTCGATGTTTTATAGTCGTCCTTTTCACCGAACCGTTTTGTCTTGTATTTCAGGGTAAGAGGGGGCATAATCTGGGATAGAATATTAAAATTGGACACGGACTTTTTCTTTGAGAGTTTTGTAATGTCTACTTTATCAAACGCCATCAACAGATTCATGGCTTGTCGAGGCGTGAAATTTATATTTTCACGGGTAAAACGGTATGCTCCAAGCAGCGAATCTTGGAAAATACCGACAATAGACTGGTTATTGGCCGGGCTGACTATTTGCCACGGCACCGCTGCTAAATTTCTTAATTCTGACTCGCTTTCCACATCTTGTGGCATGTGTAAATTCATCTCATCTCCCGACGAGAATCCCCAAACTTTCGCAAGGGGCCAGACTGTATCTTAAGCAAACTCGGGCTGATTAAACCTTCATCGTTCACCGACACCCGTTCAGTCGTTGAAGGGCCACCATATCCTATCATTAAGAAACAAGGTTTCTTAAAAACTTCCTTTAATATTAAGAAAGTCTAGGCGGATTTAGGTAGTCACACTGCGGATTGCCCAATCCCTAACATTGTTACCATTGGGTACGGCTGTTAACCGTGTTCCCTTTTACAATTTCTCATAAAAGGTGGTAGTTAGGGCTCTAAGGGGTTTCCCGCTTCAAGGAATCTTGCTATTTGATTCTTAAGTGATAAAACAAACTCGATTGCTTTTTGTTTGCTATCTTCCAATGATATATGAGTTCCACCAAAATCTGCCTTTTTTTTATCTATATAAACGTACCAACCATATTGCACATTATCACGATTCAAAGGTTTAATGTATTTTTCAATATCATCATCTATTGATTTAACATCTTTGAATCGTTCAGATTTTTTATCACTATAATAATTCACGAGACCATTAGAAACGCGCTTTTTGCTTTCTTCACTATGTGTAAACACATTTCCACCACCATTTTTCAGATTGAATCCATAGGGGTAGAGTGAGGTAAATTTTTTAATATAATAAATTTCTTTATCATTTGATTCAGAAATCTCACAATATTCAATCAGTTCTAGAACAAAATCATCGACACCATACTTTCGTATAGCATTGTTCAAATAATGACACTGATTTTTTTTTGTTGAGAAAGCCTCTGAAATATGACATCGAAATCTACCTTCGCGTCCATAAGGTCTATATCTTTTATGGTTTAATATATGTGAAACAGCTTGTCCCACATATGCCTTACCAGTTGTAAGATTCGTAATTTTATATATTTCGCAATAGCGTTCGGTTGGTTCATCTAATATCTCATTTGACAGATTAATACGTTTTGACAGTTCCATTTTATATATCATAGTTGTTCTGGCTTTAAGTTGTTTTAAGAATCATATAACTAGGAGGTTTCACCATTTTCAGGCCTCCTGTTTTCGACAGAGTTTATCGAAGTCGGCATTGTACGGTTTAGTACATGAAACATTCATGCGAAATGTGTCGCCTACCGGCATAATTTTCGCAATATGGCACATCATCGACATTCGGTGAAGGGTGGGTTGCCGATTAAAGAGAATCGGGTCGCCATCCATCATGTGTCGGTGTACAATATCGCCCAGCTCTAGCCGTATGGACGCACGGTCTACATAGCGTAGAGAAATAGTATCGCCATTCTTCTTTTCCAGAATCTTGGCCCCGGGATGAATATCGGGACCGTTTTGTACCAGCTTTTCCAGAAATTTCATATTTCTCTCGTTCACCAGGGTGGGCCGGGTAATATTCAGCGCAATCTTTTTTGGCACGCCGAGTTGTCGGGCTGAAATATTTGGATCCGGCGTAATAACGGACCGGGCGCTAAAATCCACACGCTTGCCCATCAAGTTACCTCGCACACGTGCATGTTTGCCATTCAAGCGTTCTTTAATC